GCTCTACCGGGCAAAGATTTACAAGAAACCCATATACCTTTTACGAACTTACCATGCCCATCTTCATGATCACGTAAATATTCTTTTCTAACCCATACTTGAACAGCAGGTAAATTGCATATTAGTCTAGACAATTAGTAACCTCTGTTAAATCTAAGTCCTTTTGTGGCGGCTCCACCACCACGCATTTTTATAACTTTGCCACCCTTTTTCATATATCCCATTTTATTTCTAACTTCAGTTGGCAACTTTCTTAGACCGGGATTATCAGATGCAGATGGCAAAGGTTTCAAAGAACCTCCACCCTTCATTTTCATGTTTCTTTTCATAGAGCCACCCCCTGCTTTTTTAAATGGATTTTTAATTTTTGCGACAGACTTACCCTTAAAAGCAATTCCTTTAGTTGCTCCCTTTTTTGCTGGCGTTATTCTTTTTTTATCTTTTGGCGCAGCTCTTTTTCTTTGCTTTCCTGTTAGATATCCTAAAAAATCACTTATGCTTTCATATGCAACATCACCTTTTTCATTTACAAACTGACCAACATAATCTTTTTTAGGTGGCAATTTTTTTAGTTTCTCTTTTTTGACTTTAGGTGTTTTTTTAGGCTTGTTAACTTTTATTGTTGGTGTTTTGTCTTTAGCAATAGATTTTTTTGGTTTTACCAACTCAGAGAGACCGGTAACAACAGTTGCTCTATTCGCTAACTGCTGTGGACTTGGTTTTGCTCTGTTTGTATTAATTCTTTGCAAAGGTCTGCTAATAACAGATGTACCGGGTTTTTTTACCTGTGTAGATCTAGGCTTAACTGGTGGCGGTGGTTTTCCACGGCCACTACCAGTAGGTGTTGTAGTTGTTATTCTTTTAGCACTAGGATTTACTCTTTTTGGAAGAAATTGACCTGAGCCTTGACCTTTTATTTTTGATTGTCTAGTGCCTTGAACTAATCTTTGAAATCTTTGAGATGGCTTTAATAATCTAGGTAATTGACTTATAATTTTTGGTATTCTTGTAAATGGTAATATACCCGTACCAATATTTATCATGTCTTCTTTTGTTATTCTTCTTTTGTTAGTTCCTGTCTGTATATTTTTATCTTTTTCTATTCTACCAGACATAACATTATAATTAGGGTCATTTATTTTTCTCTTAGCCTCTTCAAGAGTTAAACCGCCTGTTTTTATTTTTTTCTTTTTGACAGTCATTATTTTTTCCTCTTCATAACTTTAGATTGAAACTCGACCTTTGAATCAGGTGCTTTTCTTGCGTCTTTACCTGATACACCACTAGCCTCTTTCATAAACATTTTTTTCTTGCCTATTGATTTTGGCCTCGGCTTTGGCTTAGTCATCATTGGTCTTGGCTTAGGGGTTGGTTTTGTTTCTTTCTTAGGCTTAGATCCTGCAACACCTAAAGCGCTAAGTGTAGGCTTTGGAGTTGATCTCAAGCCTTGTGCTGTCTGTGT